AACGGTTGGTGTCGCAGATGGGTGGCTTGGTCAAGGGGTGTTCCCTCGACCTTGTGACATGGTTGGTGTTCTGTCTTAACTGTGATCGTGACGAAGGGCGCGATTTCGTGGCAGAACTAGTTTCGCGGTACTGTAACCTCAGTGACCTCGATCCTTGGTTGCGGTGCATTGAAGAGCGAGAGAAGGTTAAGTCGATTGGTCCACGTTCCCTGACATGTGGGTATGCCGAGAGGCCACCATATGAGGGCGCCCAATCGATGGAAGATGGGGTTCTAAAGTACATGCGTAAGCATGATACCCATTTAAATCCCGATGCGCTCCGTGCAGCACGCTCTGCGTTATTTGCTCTGTTGGCTAAGGCTAGCTTACGGTTGATGTCGGTCGTTGACGCGGCATTTGACTTTAAGAAGCGTTCCAACTGCGGTTGGCCCTGGTTTGTATCTTCCGTAGTGTCCCCTTTGGAGTATCTTAACGAAGCTGAGTCTATACTCCAAGAAGGTTGCGATCACCTTCATTGCAGTGCTTATCCGGGTTCGCTCGGCACCCGCACTGACATTAGAGGACGGGGTTTGATTGGAAAGTCGCGAGTAATTTATGGCATATCGCGCGTGACGAATATCCTCAACGGTATGCTCTTTGGTCCCACGTATGCAGCTTTGTGGGAGAAAGAGAACTTCGTCGCCTGGGTTTCCCGGGCTGCCGTTGATCGGGTTGTGTCACGAGTGATGAGGTCGAGACGGGTGATGTATTCTATCGACTTCAGCGGCTTCGATGCCTCGGTACCCAACGAGATTATCGACGTGGTGTTTGATGCCTTCGCGTATTGGTTTAAACCAGGCTCCGCGGTCTTGATCGAGTTTTTAAGGAACTCCTTCAAGTACACAGGGTTGTACGTCCCAGGTAAAGTAGAGTATTACCACGGGTTAAACCGAATGGGCGGCATACCTTCAGGTTCTAAACTCACGAACTTGGTAGGTGGGTTGGCTAACTTCGTCATCATGCACTACTGCGCCGCTAGGGCGAAGTGCCAGGTTATGCCTGGGAGGCGTGAGCCTACGGAAAGTGCCACAGAAAA